AGTAGGTTCACCTATTGTAAACGTTTTGTTACCTGGTCATGGTTATGAAACTGGTGATGTAAAAAGATTTAGAGGTTCACCAGGAACAGCAGGTACTTTTAGCACTCCAAAAGGAGTGGGAGGAATAACAGGATCTACGATTGCAAAAGCTGTTGGATATACTATAACTGTAGGAAAATATATTAACGGTGCTATAAATACAGATGGAACAAACGGAACAGATTGGTTTCATTTTAGTGCTGACACAAACGCAACAAGTGTTGTAAACGGAGGAGGAGGATATCCAGTCTCAGTTGGACCGGTAACCTTAAAAGCATAATGGCAGGATATACATACGCAACTTTAACAGATGATATTAGAAACTACACAGAAGTAGATGCAAACGTTTTTACTGCTGCTGTTATAAATAGATTTATAGAAAACGCAGAACACAGAATTAATTTAGATGTTCCTATGGATTCTGATAGAATTATGGGACAAGGACAATTTGCACAAAATTTTAATAGCATAACAGTCCCAACAAAAACTTTATTTGTTAGAGGTGTGCAAGTATTTAATTCTACCACGGTTACTACTGATCAAGGGTTTTGGTTAGAAAGACGTGATCAAACTTTTATTACTGAATATGTTGGAGAAGCAACAGGTCCTTCAGGTGGATCTACAGGACAAAATGTTAAAGGTTTACCTAAATATTATTCTATGTATGGTGGTGCTACTACAGGAGTAAACACAGCTACTTCTGGAGCCATATTTGTAGCTCCAACACCAGACCAAAATTATCAATATATTATTCATTATAATGCTCAACCTACAGGTCTAGAAACTAATACAGGCGGTACGTATGTTAGTAATTACTTTCCACAAGGATTATTGTATGCATGTTTAGTAGAGGCATTTATGTTTTTAAAAGGTCCAACAGACATGTTGACACTATATGAAAATAGATATAAAACAGAGTTACAAAAGTTTGCAGCAATGCAAATTGGAAGAAGAAGACGAGACGATTACACGGATGGTACATTAAGAATTCCAATCGAGTCACCGCCTCAGTAATTAGGAGAAAAATATTATGGCAATAACATCGGCAGTATGTAACAGTTTTAAAACAGAAGTTTTACAAGGCTTACATAATTTTACAGCATCGTCTGGGAATACTTTTAAAATAGCTTTATATACAAGTTCAGCTACTTTAAATAAATCAACAACAGCTTATTCAGCAACAAATGAAATATCAAACACATCAGGTTCAGCTTATTCTGCAGGTGGTGCAACGCTTACAAGTGTAACTCCAGCTTTATCAACCGACACTGCATGTTGTGATTTTGCAGACGTTAGTTTTACTTCTGCTTCATTTACAGCAAACGGATGTTTGATTTATAACGATACAAACGCTGATAGAGCAGTTTGTGCAATCGCATTTGGTGGAGACAAAACTGTATCAAGTGGAACTTTCACAATTCAATTTCCAACAGCAGACGCATCAAACGCAATTCTTCGTATAGCGTAAAGGTAGCGACGGATGTCCGTTACTAGAACTTTTACAGTAACGGTAGTTAGTACCGGTTCAGGAAATAAATATTTTATTGATGGTGTACAACAAGCCACACTAAACCTTGCTGAAGGCGGAACGTATAAATTTGATCAATCTGATTCCTCAAACTCTTCTCACCCATTAAGATTTTCAACAACCAGCGATGGAACACATGGCGGTGGTTCTGAGTACACAACTGGTGTAACCACAAACGGTACTCCTGGTCAAGCAGGAGCATATACTCAAATAACAGTTGCTGAAAGCGCACCTACTCTTTATTACTATTGTACTAATCACTCAGGAATGGGTGGCCAAGCAAACACCGTTGATGACAATACTTGGGGAATGTGGGCATGGAGCACTAATGAATGGGGTGATCAAGGTCCTATAGATTTTACTCCAACTGGAGTATCGGCTACATCAAGTGTTGGATCCGTCATTGCTGCTCCAAGTGTTACTGTTGAATTAACAGGTCAATCTGCAACATCTTCAGTAGGTTCTCCAAATCTAGATTTAACTTCTAATGTAGTTTTAACAGCACCCTCTGGACTAACAACTGCCATTGGTTCTGTTACAGCATCAAATATAGAAGGTTGGGGTAGACAAACATGGGGTAACTCTGGTTGGGGAGTAGATTACTCTGTTTCGTTAACTGGTTTAAGCACAACTTCTAGTGTTGGAAGTGTTGTAGCTGCGCAATTTGTTACTGCAGAATTAACGGGAGTAAGTGTTACATCTTCACTAGGATCACCAAATACTGGTCAACTTTCAGTTGCAGCTTTGACAGGAGTACAGGCAACTTCTGAATTAGGAAGTTTTGATAATGCAGGTACTTTAGTTGGTTGGGGTAGAAATGGTTGGGGTGAAGAACCTTATGGAGATTCATTTAATAAATTAGAACAACTAGCCGGAGTTAGTGCAACAACTAGTATTGGTTCTTTAGATTTTGATTTAACTTCTGTAATATCTCCAACAGGGGTTAGTGCAACAATTAGTATTGGTTCTTTAAGTTTTGTTATAGATTCTACACCCGTCATAACAGGAGTTAGTGCAACAACTAGTGTAGGAATTGTTACTCCAGCTGAGGGTATAGGATTAACAGGAGTACAAGCAACTTCTACTGTTGGATCTATTTCACCTGCTGATGTTGAAGGATTAACAGGAGTATCCACAACATCTTCTTTAGGAGATGTAGAGATAACAAGAACTGAAGTAGTGATTCCTACAGGACAATCTTTAACAAGTAGTGTAGGATCTCTTACATTAGAGATAGGAGTTCCATTAACAGGAGTCTCATCAACAGCAAGCACAGGGTCTATCACACCTATCGATGTTATGGGATTAACAGGAGTACAAGCAACAGCTAGTGTAAATGCTGACGGGTTGATTCTTAAATATTTTGGAAAACTAACACCTAAAACTAGCTCTGGTTATACAACAAAAACACCTAAAGTTAGCTCAGGTTATACAATAAAAACACCTGCATAATTATAATTGACTTTATAATAAATAAATAATATAAAATAACCAAAATAAGGACATAAACATGGCTTCAACATTTTCGTCAGATCTTAAACTAGAACTAATGGCTACCGGTGAAAACGCTGGTACATGGGGAACTAAGACAAATACAAATTTAAATTTAGTACAACAAGCAGTTGCAGGTTATCAAGCAATAGCTGTAGCATCGTCCGATGTAGCTCTTACAATGGATAACGCAACTATTTCAAATGCAAGAAATGCAACTTTAAAATTTACAGGAACATTAGCTGCAAATAGAACAGTAACTGTTCCAGATAGTATTGAAAAAGTCTACAACATTGTAGATGGAACTAACCACGCAGGTTACACTTTAACTTTTAAAACAGCATCAGGAACAGGAGTTTTACTTTGTGAAGGAAACAATTACGTAGTTTTTGCTGATGGAACAAATGTTGTAAAACTTACTGAACAAAGAAATTGGAGAGCAATTACTGCAGCTGAAACAGTCCAAGCTGGTGCTCAACTTTTAGTAAATACAAATGGTGGAGCAGTTACAGTGACACTTCCAGCCTCACCTGCCATAGGTGATGAAGTTTCATTCATGGACCAAGGTTATGATTTTAATACTAACGCATTGACTGTTGGAAGAAATAGCTCTAATATAGCTAACGCAGCCTCAGACCTAGTTGTTAATACACAAGGTGCTGGTTTCAGTTTAGTTTATTCTGGAGACGCTACAACAGGATGGAGCTACAGGGAGAAATAGAATATGTCTAATTACGAAGCAACTAAATACGATTTTGATGGTGGTAACCTTACAGGTATCGAAGGAATTCCTACAGCAACTATCGTGCCGTGGAGTTCTGCTTCAGTGCCAACAGGTTTCTTAGAATGTAACGGAGCAGCAGTTTCAAGATCAACTTACTCTGCTTTATTTGCAATCGTAGGTACAACTTATGGAGCTGGAGATGGTGCATCAACTTTTAACGTTCCTAATTTAGCAGACAACGTAGCAGTTGGAAAATCTAATAATAAAGCTTTAGCATCAACTGGTGGAGCAAACACTGTAGCATCAACTGGAAACGTTGCTGGATCAACTGCTAATGCTACATTATCAACACCTCAACTAGCCTCTCACTCTCACCCGAGTGGTAGAGGTAATCCTGATAGAATGCGTTTCGTTCCGAGTCCCCAATATCCTACTTATTACCCTGGAGGAGGAATCGCTAATACAGGTAACCAGGGCTCTGGTGGTGGTCACTCTCACAATATGAGTGCAAACTTTTCAGGTGATGCAACATCAGTTATTCAACCTTATTTAACAGTAATTTATATTATCAAGACGTAGGAGAAATTATGGCAACAAACGCACAATGGACAGTAGTATTTGAAGACAAAGTAGTAATTAAAAATTATGCTGAAGGTGTTTCTGAAGGTGTTGGATATATTATTTCAGATGATTCTTTTTGGGCACAAGGTAAGTTTTCAAACATTTGGGCTATTCAATATGGAACATCTAATCCAAGTGACACTGTAGAATATAGAGATGATACTCCTCACTCTAACTGGGAAGATGCAGACTTAGGTGACTTTACAGACTTTATTAGTAAATGGGATTTAGCTCACTTATCTCAATTACAATCAGATTGGGATAACGATAATTTACGAATTGAAGATCCGGAGGGAGAAGATCCACCGGTTTTTAGAGACGAAACAGAAGCAGAAAAAATTACTAGACTAGGTGCTAGACCTACATCATACTCATCTTAACATCATCCAAGAAGTTAAAATATATTTTTCACCAGAAAGCGGTGAATTACCTCTGTGCACATATGGAAAAGCTGCAGGCCAAATAACTATTCTACCTGTTTTAGGTTTTACTCTTTTTGAAAAATGTAAAAACTCTGTTTCTCCTCCTTCTTCTACATCATTTAAATAAATAGAAAATACAAAAGCCCTAGGCTCATTATCAAATCCTTTTCCATGTTCTATATGCCAAACATGATATCCTTCTGTAGGTAAAGTTTTTTGAATTTTAATAGTCGTAAAATGAAACGGAACTCCGTCGTATGCATCATTAGCTCCTGTATTTTTAATATAATGATTCCAAGCTAAATCAAAATTTACCAACATAGGTTTTAATTCTTTCCACCAAACATCAATATTATTAGATGCTGCAAAATATTGTTGATCTTGTTTTTGTAATATAGACGCCCTTTCAAAACCTATTCTATTAATTGTATTATTAAACTTATTTTGATCTTCATATAATTTAATAGCTTTATTACATTCTTCTTTAGTGATGTAATTATCATATACACCTATAAAATTAGTTATATTAACTGTTTTTTCTTTCATTTAATTCTTTGATGGTTAAATTATATTTAAAACCTTTATTTCTAGTTATATTAAAAACTAAAGAATATCTATTATCTTCACCTGTATATTCATTAAATCCATGAAAAACTTTGGCAGGAAAAATATAGTAATCACCTACGTTAGGTGTTATCTTTATATTTAGTTCTGGTAAAATTAAATCACAACCTTTTGTTAGATATAAAATACCGTGGTACATAGGGTGATCGTGATAATCTAAGCTATCTCCTTTTTTAATTTCATTTCCCCAAGCTTCAAAAATTGTATGTTTAGAATAAAAATGTTCAAACAACTCAGGAAAAGAAACTTGATTTTTATTAATTACATAAGTTAAGAATTTATTAAAAA